CCGCTGCGTAGGCTTGGCTGAAATTGGAAGTTGAGGTTTTGTCGTGGGAAAAGGCCGGAAGCCGACTCCTAAGTCGATCCTTAAGCTGCGCGGGTCTCGCGTTAGGGGGCCGCACAAGGCGGGCATCGACGCACCACCTGGCGTTCCGCCGGCACCCGCCTGGCTGTCGGAAGTCGCATCAGCTGAGTGGCACCGCATCGTGCCGATGCTCGAGGCGTCCAAGGTGATGAGCCCGAGGCACCAGCAGACGCTCGCGGCTTACTGCGACTCGTTCGCCGACATGGTCCAGGCCGACCAAGAGCTCAAGGCCAACGGCACCACTCTGATTGACGACAAGGGTAGGGTGAGCAATCACCCGGCGTGGAACAGGAAGCGTGACGCGAGAAATCAGATGCTGAAGTTCGCGGCCGAGTTCGGCCTCACGGCATCTGCACTGGCGAGGGTCTCATCTGTTGACCAAGGCCCGCAAGAAGACGACGACGACGCCCGCATGTTCGCTTGATGCCAAGGCGGCCGACATCGCCGTCCGGTTCTTTGAGGAGAACCTGACCCACAGCAAGGGCGAGCTGGGCGGCAAGGCGTTCGTGCTCGAGCAGTGGCAGAAGGAATACGTCGGCAAACTGTTCGGCACGATGAACGGCGACGTGCGGCAGTACCGCACGAGCCTGCTGGCGATCCCGCGCAAGAACGGGAAGAGCACGCTATGTGCCGGGATTGCCCTGAAGCTGATGTTCGACGGCGAGCCGGGGGCCGAGATCTACTCGTGTGCAGCCGACAGGGACCAGGCCCGACTCGTCTTTGAGATGGCCAAGGTGTGCGTTGAGAATTCGCCGAAGCTGCGGAGCCGGCTGCGAGTCTTCCGCAACTCCATCGTGCGAGAGGACACGCACACCACGTACAAGGCCCTGTCTGCCGAGGCATTCACGAAGCACGGGCTGAACGCTCACGGCATCATCTTCGACGAGCTGCACGCCCAGCCCGACCGCGAGCTCTGGGACGTGATGACAACGAGCACCGGGGCCAGGCGGCAGCCGCTGTGCGTGGCGATCACCACGGCGGGCTACGACAGGAAGAGCATCTGCTGGGAGCTTTGGCGTTATGCCATCGCCGTGCGGGACGGTGGGATTAAAGACCCGACATTCCTGCCTGCGATCTACGCAGCGGAAGCGGCTGATGATTGGACGGCCGAGGATACGTGGCGCAAGGCTAATCCCAACCTCGGCGTATCGGTGAAGCTCGACGACCTGCGGGTGCGGTGCAAGCGGGCTCAGGACATGCCGACCGAGGAGAACACATTCAAGCGGCTCCACTTGAATATGTGGACCGAGCAGGACACTCGCTTCCTGCAGATGTCCCACTGGGCACAGGGCGACAAGCCGTGCCCAGTGATGCTCGACGGCCGCGAGTGCTTCGGCGGCCTCGACCTTGCCACCACGTACGACACGACCTGCTTCTGTCTGCTGTTCCCGCTGGAGGACGGCACCTTCTGGGCCGAGCCTCACTTCTGGATTCCAGAGGAGAACATGCGTGACCGGGTGAAGCGTGACCGAGTGCCGTACGACGTGTGGGCGAAGGCAGGCAAGCTGCACCTGACTCCCGGCAACGTCACCGACTTCGACCAGGTGCGAGCGGACATCGTGGCACTGTCGAAGAAATACAACATCCGACAGGTAGCGATCGACCGCTGGAACGCCCACCAGATCACGGGTCAACTGCAAGGCGAGGGCATAAACGTCTTAGGCTTTGGGCAGGGATATGGCTCTATGTCGAGCCCTACTTCCCAGCTTGAGGCGCTATGCGTGGGTGGCAAGCTGCTGCACGGAGGGCACCCCGTGCTGGCATGGCAGGCTTCCAATGTTGCGGTGCAGAGCGATCACCAAGGAAACAAGAAAGTCTCGAAGGCTAAGAGCAGCGAGCGGATCGACGGGATCGTGGCGCTGATCATGGCCCTCGGCATCCACGCGACCTCGACCGCACCAGCACCCGCACAATCCTGGGACATCATCACGTTATGAGCGAGAACGCTGCCGCCGATTGGAAGATGATCGACCTGCGTGGCATTGAATGGCACGGCGACGGTGGCAGCCGCACGCCGTCCGGCATCCGCGTCACGGCGGACAACTCCATGGCGTGCTCGGCCTACACGGCGTGCATCCGGGTCATCTCTGACGCTGTGAGCTCGTTGCCGCTGCACGTCTACGAGCGGCTGCCAAACGGCGGCAAGGCCAAGGCCCCGTCCAATCCGGTCTATCGTCTGCTGCACATGCAGCCCAATCCGTGGCAGACGGCGCAAGAGTTCCGCGATTGGATGACCGGGATGTATCTGCATTACGGGGCCAGCTACGCCGAGATTCGCCCAGGTGCTCGAGGTGCGATCTCCGAGCTGTGGCCGCTGCACTCGTCTCGCATGGAGGCCGAGCGGCTGGAGGACGGCCGGCTGCGGTACAGGTACAAGGAGCCCAGCGGGAAGATCACGACATACAGCCAAGATCAAATCTTCGCCCTGCGGTTCACGACCGAGGATGGCATCAAGCCGATCCCGACCTACAAGATTTTCCAGAATGCCATCGGCTTGGCTCAGGCTCTTGAGGCCCACGGCAGCACCTACTTCGGCAACGGTGCCCGGCCGGGCATCGTGCTGGAGAGCGACAACCCGATACCGCCCGAGGCGTCTGAGCGACTCCGCGAGCAGTGGGAGCGGATGCACCGGGGGCCTGACCGTGCGTTCCGTACGGCGGTCCTGCCCAACGGCGTGAAAGCCCACGAGCTCTCCGGCAGCAACGAGGCGGCTCAGTTCCTTGAGACGCGCCAGTACCAGGTGATCGAGATATGCCGCGCGTTCCGCGTGCCCCCGCACATGATTCAGGATCTTAGCCGCTCGACATACTCAAACATCGAAGTACAGGGCACGGAGTTTGTCCAACACTGCCTGCTGCCGCATCTCAAGCGTTGGGAAGCTGCGATCAGCCGAGACCTCATCGTGGACGACGAGACGTACTTCGCCGAGCACAGCGTCTCGGGCCTGCTCCGTGGTGACCACGCCAGCCGGTCGGCCTACTACGTTTCGGCTCTGCAAAACGGCTGGATGACCGTCAACGAGATCCGCGAGCTTGAGAACTTGAACCCAATCGGGCCAGCGGGTGACCAGCATTTCGTGCAGCTGAACATGACCACGCTGGAAAAGGTGGGGCAAGAGCCGCCAGCACCAGAGCCGATGCCACCCGCCGAGGCCGAGGAAAGCCCAGCCGACGACGCCGAGGAACAAACCGAGGAGGACGCTACCGATGGAAATTGAACGCCGCGACTTCGCCTTTGAGGATGACAACGAGCTGATCGTCGAGAGCCGGGCTGACGGCCGGGCCGCGATCATCGGATACGCTGCCGTCTACAACCGCCTGAGTCTCGACCTCGGCGGCTTCCGCGAGGAGATCCTGCCGGGAGCATTCGACCGGATCCTCACCCGCCAGCGGGGCAAGCAGGACGTTGTCGCGCTGTTTAATCACGACAGCAACATCGTGCTAGGCCGCACCTCGAGCGGGACGCTGGAACTGTCGAGCGACGAGAAGGGGCTGCGGTACGTGGTCACTCCACCCGTGAGCCGTGCCGACGTGATGGAACTGATCTCCCGGCGTGACGTTCGCGGCTCGTCGTTTGCCTTCACGGTCGACAAGGGCGGCGAGGGCTTCCGCCAGGGCGAGGACGGCAACGCCGTCCGCCAGATCCGCGAGGTGTCGGGCCTCTACGACGTGGGGCCGGTTCTGGTGCCAGCGTATCCCTCGACAAGTGCTGCCGTGGCCATGCGGTCCTACGAGGCGTGGATGCAGTCGCAGCAGACCGTGGAAGTTCCGGCCGAGATCGCCAAGCGTTCGCTGGTGCGTGACGCAGCTGCTGCGTGGACACTGAGGCTCCGAAATGTCTGACGTTCGGTGCCAGTGCGGTGAGCGTCTGCGGTGCCGATCCAGCCGGCCGGTCGGCAACGAGCGGCAGCGGTATCTCCGTTGCCCGAGGTGCGGCGCTCGCGGCGTGGCGTTTGTGAAAACAACACATTCCGAGGTGCGGTTCTGCAAGGGGCCACGGCCCTAGCCGTAGCGTTGACTCCATCGGCAATACCGCCGCAGGAGAATCACCGCACATGGACAATCTGAAGAAGCTTCAGGACGAAGCCGTTACCCTTGCCAACCGCATCGACGCCGTCCGGGCTGTCGAGTCTGACGACGCCGACAAGATCGCCGAGCGAGACCTCGAGCTCGAGCAGCTGAACAAGCGGGCCGGCGAGCTCGCCAAGAAGGTGGACTTCGAGAAGTCGGTGGCCGAGTCGGCCAAGAACCTGCGGGCGGTGGTCGAGCGGTGCGCTCCGGCCCCCGAGGTGACCGAGGAGCGGGCCGTCGAGGTCCACGCTGTTTCGCACAGCGGCAAGCTCCGTGCGTTCCAGAAGCACGAGGACGCCTACAAGGTGGGCATGTGGCTCCGGGCCAAGAGCGGCGACACCCACGCGAAGCGGTGGTGTGCTGATCACGGCGTCGAGGCTCGTGCTCTCGGCGGTGCCAGCGGCAGCGGTGCCAACTTCGTGCCCGACGTTCTCTCGAGCACGGTGCTCCGCCTGGTCGATCAGTATTCCGCCTTCGCGGCGAATGCCACCAGCTTGGCTATGCCGTCCGACGTGGTGCTCTTTCCGAAGCGTACCGGCGGGACGACCGGCTACTGGATCTCGGAAAACTCCGCGATCACTGCGAGCGACCCGAGTGCTTCGCAGGTGAGCGTCACGGCCAAGAAGGTCGGCGGTGCCGTGGTGCTGTCGAGCGAGCTGCTGCAAGACTCCATCGTGTCGATCTCCGACTGGATCGCGGCCGAGCTGGCCCTGACCCTGTCGAACGCAATCGAAACGGCGGCATGGGCCGGCAACCCGAGCAACGCTCCTGCGGTGGCCGGTCTCGTGACCAGCTACACGGGCGGCCTGCTCGCGGCCTCGTCTGCGACCTATGCGGCCTCGCTCGTGACTGCGGCGGGCGATACGCCCGACGAGGTGACCAAGGCCAACCTGCTGGCGATGATGGCGAAGCTTCCTCAGAGTAGTCGCGCAGGGGCCAAGTGGTACTGCAGCCCCTTCTTCTTCGCCACCTGCATGCAGGCTCTGGACCTCAACCAAGGCGGCTCGGTCGGTCTCTCGCAGGGCATGGGCCTGACCTTCCTCGGCTCGCCGGTCGTTCTGACCGATCAGCTGCCGAGCGGGGCCGACTCGACCGGCGTGGTGATGGCTCTCTACGGCAACATGGCCAACTCTTCGATCTACGGCAGCCGCCGGGATCTGGAGATCCAGTCGAGCGACCAGGTCAACTTCCTCTCGGATCAGACCGTGATCCGTGCCACGGCTCGTGTTGGCATCAGCCACCACACGCTCGGCTCGGACACCGTCGCCGGGCCGATCATCGCCCTGGTCGGTGCGTGAGCCTAACGGCTTGACGAGTGTGCAATCTTGAGCGGGCGGCTCCACACGGAGCCGCCCGCTTTCTTTTGGAGGTTGCATGCTCATCAAAGTAGGTGGCACTGAGGTCGAGATCCGGGCCGAGGCGATTCTCTCTGGCCCACGGTTTGGCCCGCTGGCCAACCTGTTCGGCTGGGCTCAGGCCCTGATGCCTCTCGGCATCCGGCCCACGCTCGGCCAGGGTGCGTTCTGGAGCCAGGTGCTCACGCGGATGATGGAGCAATTCGTCGATCAGTGCGAGTACATCATCACGCTCGACTACGACACCTTCGTCTCCCGCCAGGACATTGAGCAGCTGTTCGCCATGGCGCTGGCGTTCCAATGCGACGCACTCGCGCCGCTGCAGGTCAAGCGTGAGGACGGCCGCCCGATGCTCACGCTACTCGACACGCTGGACGATCCGCCCACCAGCGGCACCACCACGCTGCCTGCTTCGTGGTTTGCCGAGCCTGTGCAGCAAGTGGACAGCGCCCACTTCGGCTGCACGATCCTCTCGACGGCAGCCCTCAAGCGAATGAAGAAGCCGTGGTTCTGGGAACAGCCCGATCCGCAGGGCAGCTACGGCGACGGCCGGGTGGACTCTGACATCGGCTTCTGGCGCACGTGGCGAGACTCTGGGAACAAGTGCTTCGTCACGCCACGGGTGTCAATCGGCCACGGAGAGTACGTCGTGACGTGGCCGGGCCGGGATCTCGGAAAGCCTGTTTTCCAATACACGGGCGACTGGATGAAGAACAACAAGGCCCCCGAAACTGCATGGAGCGTAGGACAATCGTGAAACTGAAGTTCACCAGGTCATGGCGTGGCTACTGCTCCGGTCAGTCGGCGGACATCCCCGGCGGTCTGGCGGCCGAGCTGATCGCCAGAAAGGTCGCTGTCGAGGACAAGCAGCAGCCGCTGATTGAAACCGCTGCCGTCGAAATGCCCGCAAGGACTGCCGACGCCACGCCCCGCAGGAAACGCACGAGATGACCTACCGCAGCCTGACACGAGCCACTCAGCCCGTCGTGGAGCCTGTCACGCTCACGGAAGCCAAGGCCCACCTGCGGGTCGATACGGACGACGACAACTCCTACATCATGGGCCTCGTGGCCGCTGCTCGAGGCTGGGTCGAGGAATACCTCGACAGGTCGCTGGTCCACACCCAGTGGACCATGCGGCTAGACGGCTTCCCGCCCAACGGCATGGACAACATTGAGTTGCCACGCCCGCCGATGGCCACGGCCGCTGCCGTCACGACTGTGGCGATCACCTACACGACCGAGAGCGGTGCCGTGGTGGTGTTCCCGTCCAACGAGTACCGGGTCGATCGGCACTCGACGCCGGGCGGCATCAGCCCGCTCTTCGACCAAGCGTGGCCTGTGCATCGCCGGGACGAGAACGCTGTGGTGATCACGTGGTGGGGCGGCTACGGCGAAGACGGCCGCAGCGTGCCCACGCAGATCCGGCACGCAATGCTGATGCTCGTGGCTCACTGGTACGACCGGCGCGAGTCAGTGCTGACCGGCAGCATATCCAAAGAAATAGAGTTCGGCGTGCATGCGCTTCTGGACTCGTGCCGCTGGGGAACATACCGATGAGCACATACGAGCAGCTGCCGGGCCAGCTTGGGCTCTCGCTTCGCCGAGGCGACGAGCTCAGCACAGCCATCGACTTCTCGCCGACGACGATGACGGGATACACGGTGACGGCCGTGATCACGTCGCTCGTGACCGGCAACACGATGACGGCATTCACCACCACGCTCACGAACGCTGCGGCCGGGATCGTGAACATTGCACTCACTGAGACGCAGACCACGGCGCTGCCGGTTGGCACCTACGGCTGGCGACTTGAGTGGGATGCCCCCGGCAGCGTGCGGCGGACGGCACTACAGGGCCAGGTGGAGGTAGTCGGGTGACGACCACCGCAACCGTCAACAGCAGCCCGATCACGGCCACCGTTTCCGGTGCTACCGTGTCGGCGTCCGTCACGAGCTCGGGCTCGTCGGCGAGTGCTGCAGGCGGCGTAGGGCCGCAGGGGCCTGCGGGCGCAGCCGGGACGCAAGGGCCTGCTGGCGTGGCAGGAGTGGCTGGCGTGGCTGGAGCCACGGGTGCCACTGGTCCTGCAGGAGCCACCGGAGCCGCTGGAGCGACAGGTGCCACAGGTGCAGCTGGCGTGGCAGGCGCAGCAGGACCGCAGGGCATTCAAGGCGTGGCCGGAGCCACGGGACCAGCCGGGCCTGCTGGTGCCACGGGTGCCACGGGAAGCGTCGGGCCACAGGGGCCAGCAGGAGCGACCGGGGCCGCTGGTGCCACGGGTAGTACAGGTGCTGCTGGAGCAGCTGGGCCGCAAGGGCCAGCAGGCCCCGCTGGGGCCACAGGCGCGACAGGCCCGCAGGGTGTGGCGGGTACAGCAGGAGCTCAGGGGCCAGCAGGGCCGCAAGGCGACACTGGGCCGCAGGGGCCGGCTGGCGTGGCTGGTGCCGCCGGGGCAAAAGGAGATAAAGGCGATACAGGCTCCGCTGGCCCGCAAGGAATCCAAGGACCAGCAGGCACTGCTGGCGCCACCGGTGCGACCGGTGCCGCTGGTGCGAAGGGGGACCAGGGCGACACAGGCCCGGCTGGACCGCAAGGCCAACAAGGACCGCAAGGCGTTGCTGGAGCGACGGGGGCCGCTGGGGCCGCAGGTGCCACGGGAAGTGTGGGGCCACAAGGGCCGGCGGGTGCTACTGGTGCTACGGGAGCCACAGGTCCGCAAGCCTCGCTGGTCTATGCGTCTGTCGCCGACTTCCCTGCGACCGGCTCATCGACCGCACTGTACTTGGCCGAGGACACGTCGCGGCTCTACCAGTGGGAGTCGCCCGTCTACGTGGAGATCGGCGTCTCGGGTGGTGGTGGCAGTGCGGCGGTAGATAACTCAATACATCCGTTTTTGCTGATGGGAGGCTGACGCATGCCACAGGCTCACAAAGTTCTCGGGCAATCCAATCCGGAAGCCACTACGCTGACAACGCTCTACACGGTGCCAGCATCGACGCAGGCAGTCGTCAGCACTATCACGATCTGCAATCTGGCCAGCAGCGCCACGACCTACCGGATCGCGGCCCGGCCTGCTGGTGCTTCAGTCGCCAGCCAGCACTACGTTGCCTATGACGCTGCACTGCCAGCGAACGACACGGCGACTCTCACGCTGGGCGTGGCACTCGCCGCTACTGATGTGGTCTCGGTATACGCCGCGTCTGCAAACGTGGCGTTCCATGCCTACGGTGTGGAGATCACATGACGCAGCGATACGCCTCCACGTCGTTGGCGAGTGCGTCGCGGCTGCGTGCTGGAATTAGCCGCATCGTAAACGTCTTGGTTGTCGGCGGCGGCGGCGGCGGCGGCTTTATGGGTGGAGGCGGCGGCGGCGGCGGTTGGCAGGAACAGCAGATTGGCATCACGCTGGGCACTGCCTACAGCGTCAGCATCGGTGCCGGCGGTGCGGCGTCGTCCTCTATCGACACTCGCGCCGCACTCGGATCACCGTCAAGCTTCGGTGGCATCATTAGCGTCGGCGGCGGATTCGGTGGGACACGTTCCGTAAATTCTGGAACAAACCAACGAGACGGCATGGGCTTTGTTGGCGGCTCTGGTGGCGGCTCTTACGCAAACCTTGTTGCTGGTGCCACCGTTGGCCAGGGCAACGCTGGAGCCGTTGGTTTCAGTGCCAACTACAGCGGCGGCGGAGGCGGCGCGGCGGCGGCAGGATCTGTCGGTGTGTCCAATCGCGGCGGTGCCGGCGGCGCGGGCAAGGCGTCGTCGCTCACGACAGGATCGACATACGCTGGTGGCGGCGGGGGCGGCACTGCAATCGGCAGCACAGCGGCTGTTGGCGGATCTGGTGGCGGCGGCAACAGCGGCACGGCAACCTCGACTACTGGCGTTGCGGGTTCTCTCAACACTGGCGGCGGCGGCGGCGGCGGCGGTTCCTCGGGTGCTGGTGGGGCTGGCGGCTCTGGCGTCGTCATCTTGCGATTTAGCGCGGCTCTCGGAGTCACAATCTCAGCGGGTCTCGCATCCTCTATCACGTTTTCAGGGGGTGACGAAATCGTGACTATCACGGGAGGCACCGGCACGGTGACGTTTTTTTAATGGCGCACTACGCATTTCTCGACGAGCAGAACATCGTCACCGAAGTGATCGTCGGCCGCGACGAGAACGAAGGCGTAGACTGGGAGAAGCACTACGGCGAGATCCGTGGGCAACGCTGTCTACGCACGAGCTATCACGGAAACATTCGCGGCGTCTATGCCGGGATCGGCTACCGCTACGACGAGCAGCTCAACGTGTTTGTGCCGCCTGCCGCCGAATAGCCAGAAACTGCCAGTATCCCGTGGTATAGGCGTAGGGTGGTGGAATGATCCGACCCGGCGACCTACGAGAGCGTGTCACAGTCCAGGTCGCCAGCGGCACCACCAATGCCCTCGGCGAGACGACGCTGGCGTGGTCTGACTCCTCGGCCGTCTGGGCCAGCGTTGAGGGCGTATCCGCCCGAGAGACCCTGACACCCTTCCAGCAGGAGACGACCGTCACGCACAGGCTGCGGCTGCGTTACCTGCCCGGCCTGAGCAGTCAGATGCGTTTTGCGTGGCGTGGCCGCACGCTTGAGATCTCCAGCCTGCTCGAGCACGGCAACCGCACCGAGCACGAGGCGATTTGCGTGGAGCGTCGCAATGGCTGAACAGACGGGCATCAGCATCACGACCGGCATCCCGGGGCTTGAGAGCATCCGCAATGCGTTCATGGCCCTGCCCAAGAATCTGGCCGCCAAGCACATGGCCGCCGGGCTGCGGCGTGCTGCCGAGAAGGGCGGCACGCTTCAGGCCCTCAAGTCGGCAACGCCACGCGGGCCGACTGGCAACCTGCGGCGATCCATTGCGATCAAGAGCAAACGCTACCCGAGGACCGGCGTGGGCTTGGTTGTGCTCGGGTTCCGTTCTGGCCGCAAGATGAACGAGCCCTACGACAACAAGAAGCTCGGCTACCACCAGGGGCTCGTGGAGTTCGGCACCAAAGAGCGTACCCGCCGCACGCAGGACGGCCGCCGAGTGTCCACAGGCAAGATGCCGGTTGGCGGTGCGTACGGCAGGCCGCCGGTGCGGTCGGCGTGGGAGCAGACCCGCGAAAAGGTCGAGTCGATGATGGTTGAGGAAATGACGGCCGCATTCAATGCAGCTGCCCGCGAGCTTGCCGACCAAATCAAGTCACTACAGGGGCCGTTCTGATGGCGCTGAAATCCCCGGAAGCGATTCTGCGAAACGCACTAGTGGCCAACGCAGAAGTGCAGGAGCTGATCGGTGGCCGCATCTACCCGCTTCGGTACGTCGGCACGTCTGCGATCCAGTTCCCGCTGATCATCTGGCGGCGTGCCCGCGTTCTCCGCGAGATGGCTATGGGTGGCCCGGTAGGTCTGCCGCGTGTCACCGTCGAGCTGTACGTCTACGGCACGACCTACGAGGCGGCGCGAGACTTGGCAGATAAGTGTCGCCGCGTTCTGGATGGGTTCGCCGGCAGTCTTGACAATACGGAGGTACGGCAGGCGTCCTTGATGGACGAGGCCGACGACCTGGTGGAGATAGATGGAGCGGAAAACTCGCTCTATCTGGTCCGGCAAACCTACGACCTATTTTGGGTGGAGAACTAATACATGGCTTCGCACGCTCAGGGCACGACGCTGACCTTCGCCGGCACCGCGTATACCGTCACGAACATCACCTACTCGATGACCGACGTGGCGGCTGGAGACACGATTGACGTGTCGCACCTCGGCCAGTCTGCTGGCAGTTCCGTTGCGACGATGGACCGACCACTGCGTGGCTCGGCGACCGACACGGGCCGCGAGGTCAGCATGGAGTACCTCGGCACTGTGCCGATCACTGACGGCCTTACCGGCACCCTGGTCATCGCTGGCGGCCTGACGCTGAGTGCTGCGGCCACCGTGAGCTCGTCGAGCGTCACGCTCGCCGTTAATGACGCGGTGCGAGGCCAGGCCACCTTCCGAGTCGCGCGGGTCTAGTCCGCTACGGAGGCTTCCGTGGCGACTTACTCGCAGGGCTGCTCGGTGTCGTTTGCCGGTTCTTCGCTGTCACAGCTTACAAGCGTGCAGCTTGAGCTTGGCGGCGGCCTGCCTATAGGTCGCGGCGGTGCGTATGCACCAAGCGGCGGCAGCGTTACCGCCGAGGCCCTCGCGCCAGCGTCTTTTAACTGGGGCCAGTTCGGCTCGCTGAGCATCAGCGGCGGCGGAATCAGCTTGACATACAACGCAGTATGTACAGGCAAGGGAGCCACTGCGGCTGCCAACGATGTGACGCGTTACACGTTCACGTTCGACCTCATCGGGTGAAACCTTGGCACTGACGAAAGAACAGATTCTGGCAGCGGACGACCTGGGCCTCCTCGAGGTCAAGGTCAAGGAGTGGGGCGGCAGCGTGTTCATTCGTGTGATGACATGCGGCGAGCGTGACAGCTACGAAAACGACTGGGTGGCCAACAAGGGCAAGGGCGTGGAGAACTTCCGTACGAAGTTCCTGGCACGCTGCCTGTGTGACGACAAGGGGGCGAGGCTGTTCACCGACTCAGAGGTGGAGCAACTGGCCAAGAAGTCGGCCAAGGTGATGTCGAGGGTGTGGGCGAAAGCGATGGAGCACAACGCCCTCACCGACAAGGACGTAGAGGAACTGGCAAAAAACTAGCACTCCGCCCGACGAGAGTTTTCCTGTTTCGTTTGGCGGCACATCTCGGAATGACGGTTCGGCAGTTGTGTCGGGAAATGGATAGCAGGGAGTTCGCTGAGTGGATTGCGATCCACCGGCACTTCCACCCGCTTCCTGACACGTGGCGGCAGACGGGCCTCGTGGCCAGTGCGGCACTCGCGCCGTACTGCCCGCGTGGCAGGACTCCAAAGGCGGAAGACTTTGTTCCAGTTGTGAAAGCACCGCAGCACGAGCTGCAGATGCAGGAAGCGCTGGAACAGTTGGCAAGAGACTTGGCAGGTGATTAGTGGCTACGGTGATCGGACTCGGCGTGCAGTTCTCGGCCAATGCCAACGGCATGACCAAGGGACTGTCGCAGGTAGATCGCCAGCTGCAGAACCTCGGCAAGCAGGCAGCGGCGGCCGGTTCGCTCTTCGACACATTCACCTCGTCCAGCGCTGCAGCCGGTGCAGCCCAGCAGCAGGTCGCCACCGACATCGCCTTTCTCGGCAGTGCCTTCAAGACCGGGCAGATCTCCGCCCAAGAGTACGCCGCTGAGCTGCAGGCCGTTGTGGGCAGTGCCCAGACGGCCGCGGCTGCGTTTGCCGAGGGGGCACGGATCACCGAGCAGGTGGCCACGGCCGAGGAGCGGCGTACCGCCGAGCTCGAGCGGCTCGGCCAGCTGCTCGCGGCAGGAGCGATCAGCGAGGAGACCTATGCTCGTGCGGCTGCAGAAGCGAGCGGTGCAAACCAAGAGGCGGCCGCAGCTGAGACCGACAGGGCCAAGGCCCTGGCTCGGGCTGCACAGATCACACAGGCCAACCTCACGCCACAGCAGAAGTACGACGCCGAGGTCCAAGAGCTTAGCGCCCACCTAGCCGCCGGTCGCATCTCGCAGGACACATACAACGCGGCCCTTGCCAAGGCTACGACAAGCTTTGACAAGGCCACGAGGTCTGCCTCTGCATTCGACGCCGCCTCCGCTGCCGGCGGTGGCGGTAGCACCATGCAGTTCAACGAGTTGAGCGGCGTGCTGTCTGCATTGCCCGGGCCGATCGGCAACGTGGCTGGCCGACTCTCTGGTCTATCGTCAGCCGGGCAAGGGCTGGGCAAGGTGTTCGGCGGCGGTGCCGGGCTGTCTGGCGGCCTCGCCAACATCGGCGCCTCGGTGGCTGGGCTGGTGAATCCGTTCACCGTCGGGCTGGCTGCGGTGACTGCATTTGCTACTGGCGCCAGTGCGGTGGCCAGCGGGCTGCTCGACCTCGAGGACCGCGTCGAGAAGCTTGGCAACACGGCAGACAAGCTTGGCGTGTCGTTTGAGTTCATCCAGCTTCTTGAGGAAGCAGGCAACCGCTCGGGCGTTTCGATTGAATCTGTCAGCAGTGCATTTGGCAAGCTACAGAAAACGCTTGCGGGTGCTGACGAAGAGAGCAAGGCCGCGACGGAATCTCTGGCTAGGCTCGGCGTATCGTTTGCGGATCTGGAGAGCCTCAGCCCCGAGGAGCAGATCCGCTTGGTGGGCGAGAAGTTGCAGGGCATCGAAGACCCGGCAAAGCGGACGGCAGCCGCGATGCAGATCTTCGGCAAGAGCGGAGCGGATCTGCTGCCGTTCTTTGCAAACCTTGGCCCAGCGGCCGACGACATTGAACGGCTCGGCGGATCCCTAACAGCTATCGACCGCAGTAGGATCGACGACTTTGGAGCAGGCATCGACGCCTTGGGCGTGGCCAGCTCGCGGCTCGGTGAGCTACTCCTGCTTCCGTTTGTCGGCCTTGGCGAAGGCATTGCCCAAGGCTCGGCCGAGTTCCTTGGCGGCATCAACGCAATCGTGGGGCCGATTGGCGACGTGCTGCAGCCAGTGCTCTCCAGCGTGGGCGCAGCCCTTGAGCTCGTCGGCGTCGTGCTTGGTGGCGTTGGCAGGGTCATCGGTGAAATCATCTCGCCAATCGGTGACCTTGCTCAAGCATTTGGCGTGGTAGGCGATTCTCTCAACACTGCGTTTGTTGATTTGGTTCGCTATCTAGTCGACGGCGCTGTGGCTGCCACTGCGTTCGCGGTGTCTTTCGCACCGCTGGCCAACGTGTCCGACAGCGTTGGCGCCATTGGCGAGACCTTCTCCCGTGTTGCCACCATCATCACCACGGCACTCTCGCAGCTCGGTGGCGCAATCGGCGAGGTAGTCGGCTCGTGGGTGGAATTCTTCGGCATTCAGTCTGCCATCGAGTCAATTGGCAGCGTGATCTCGTCTGTGTTTGGGAGTGTGTCGTCGACATTTGAGGCGATCGCCAATGCCATTGGCGGCACGGTCGGGCGGCTGCTGACGATTGCCGAAGAGTTTCTGGGCATCACCGCCGAGGTCGATACGACTGTCACGCCTGAGCTCGACCTGTCGCAGCCGAGCCTTGCTGCTGCACAGTTCGCCAAGGACATCGGCGCAGCCGCCACCGCAGCGGCAGAGTTTGGTGCCGCTGGATTCGACGCAGCACTGGCCTATCAGAACTCGCTTGAGCAGATTGCACAGCTCCAGGCCGACGGCACGCTGACGGCCGACGAAGCCAAGAAGGCAGCCGAGCAGGAGAAGGCAGCTTTCGAGGCGAAGATCGAAACACTCGACAAAGAGGCGCAGGCCCAGACCCGCACCGCCGAGGCCGCCCAGAAGGCTGCCGACGAGAAGATCGCAGCGGCCGAGCGTGCCGCAGTTGCTGCCGTCGAGGCCGACCGCAAGCTGGCCGACGCGTTCATCACCGCTCAAGGTCTTGGCGGTGGCGACGGTGCCACTGCGGCAGACACGCTGCTTGCCATCACGCGGCAGATCGAAGAGACAGAAGCAGCCATCGTCGAGGCCCGTGCCGCTGGTGATGCTGCCGCCGAGCAGGCTGCGACTCGCCGCCTTGCTGTGCTCGACCAGGCCCAAGCGGCAGCGGAGGAGACGGCACAGTTCGGATTCTCCACGCAGGACGCCGAGCGTGCGATTGAGTCTGTGCGTGAGAAGCTCGACGACACGTTTTCGTTCGTCAATTTCGAGCTTGCCCCAGAGGCGTTCACCGCAGCCCAAGAGCAGCTGGCCCAGCTGGAGGCTGACCTCGAGGCCAAGGTCATCGACCCAGAGACCTTTGAGCAGGCTGCCGATGCGATCCGGTCTGGCTTTGAGGACGCACTCCAGACGGCCGAGCGAATCCGAGACCTGAACGAGCAGTACGCCGAGCGAGCCGCCGAGATTGACGCCGACCGGATTGAGGCCCTGTCCCAAGTCTCGCAGCAACCGGTGCAGGCCACGGACGTGCGGACAAGCGAAGGCGCAGCCGAGTTCCTGCGGCTGGCGACCGGCCGCGAAGATCCGGCGATTAGCGAATACCGCAAGCAGCTGTCCGAGCTTCAGAAGATTGCCAGAGAGATCGGCAAGCTCGGCGGCGTGGTTGACATCGTGGGGGCCGCCTAATGGGAATCATCCAAGCCCGCGAGGTCATTCCTCGTACGTTCTCGCACAAGTTCGGCGAGTCGCCGACTGCCGAGATCAAGTACCACGTCACGACAGACGGCCCCGTGAATACGCAGGCCGTGCTTGACTGGATCGGCATCTTCCACGGCACGCCCCACCCAGAATACGGCTATCTTCTGTGCAGCGAGGGAGCCTGCACTGAGCTCGACCGCTTCCACGTCGAGGCGACGTACTCATACTCCGTGCCCGCGATCGGCACGCAGGACAGCGACCCCAACCCGCTGGCCCGTGCTGACATCTGGAGCTTTTCCGCGGGCGGTGCAGCCGTTCCGGCGCTGGCCTACTTCCACGGCAGCGGCAACAACGACGTGCGTGTGCTGGTGAACTCGGCCGGCGACTTTTTTGAAGGGGCAATGACCGAGGAGAGCGAGCTGCGTGCCACGATCTCAGGCAACCGGGCTGCGTTCCCGGTGGGCGTGGCCGCTGCGGTCACCAACTGCGTGAACCTTGACGCATTCCTCGGCGCTCAGCAGTACCAGTGGAAGTGCCAGGGAATCTCCGGCCAGCAGCAGGTCGAGGTCGTAAACGGTGTGGAGCTCAAGTATTGGTCCGTCTCGGTTGAGCTCGCATTCAGGCAGAGCGGCTGGCGGCTGCTGCTGCCCAACGTGGGCTACAACTACCTCGAGGGCAGTGAGAAGAAGCGGGCGTACGTGATTGACTCGGAGAGCGGCGAAAAGGTCGCGTCGTCAAACCCCGTGGCCCTGAACAGCAACGGCTCGCTGAAAAGCTCTGGCACGGCCCCGGAAATACTCTATCGCCGCGTCCACCGCGAGGTGGCGTTCGCCCCGCTATTCGGCACGCCTCCGTTCTAAAAGCACTTTTACAAGCAGAGTACAGTGACAATATGGCCGAATCCTTCAACGCGCTGCCGGGCACACTCAACATTTCGCTGACGACAGGCGATGAGTTTGGCATGCTCGCCGACCTGGACATCGACACCACGAGCTTTACGTGGACGGCCATCATCTACGAAACGGCCACCACCGTCTCGTTTGTGAACCCGAGCGGAGTCAGCACGCAGGGCACGACTGCTGCCACGTTCACGGTGACTGTCGTGAACGCTGCGGCGGGCCAGGTCAATCTCTCGCTGACTGAGATCCAAACGGCTGCCCTCAATCCGGCCACCAACTATCGGTGGTATCTGCGTGGCGTCTCGCCTGCACTGGTAACGAGAACCTACCTGTCCGGCACACTGAAAGCGTACGCACCGTGAGCATCAACGTCGTCGTATCAAGCACCGCTGCCGGGGTGAGCGTGTCTGGCGGTACGTCTGTTGCCATCACGGTGAGCGGCGGCAACACTGCGGCCATTTCGGTCGGCGGCGGTATCGGCCCGGCTGGCTTTCTCATTAACCCAGGCACTGCCACCAACGCTTTCGGCACGTTTCAACTGACGGCGGGCGACGGGATCACGATCTCGACCAGTGCCGCACAGTTCCAGATTGCGTCCTACGGGACGGCAGCGGTGTCGAGCCTAGCCCCGGTGCAGTCGGTCGCCGGGAGGGTGGGTGCCGTGCAGCTGCAGGCCAGCGACGTGACGGCCGGGACGTTTGCTGTGGCACGCATCCCGACGATCTCGTACACGGCCCTGGCCAACGTGCCGACGAGCTTCGCCCCATCAGCCCACACGCACTCGACGAGCGACGTGAGCGGGCTGGCTCCAGTGGCTACCAGCGGCTCATATACGAGTCTGCAAAACATCCCGGCGACATTTGCCCCTGCCGCCCACACGCACTCGACGGCAGACATCACCGGGATCACAGCCTCATTCGCAGCGGCCGGCCATACGCACAACGCCTCGGCGATCGCCAGCGGCGTGCTCGAGCTGGCCCGCATCCCGACCATCGGATACACGGCCTTAAGCGGCGTGCCTGCGACGTTCGCCCCGCAGGCCCACACCCACAGCACGGCAGACGTGGTGGGCCTCACGGCATCGTTCTCCCAGGTGGGCCACTCACACCAATACGTTCAAGTGCTGAACGGGCTGACAGGCACTGTGTCGATTGCTGCTGGTGCTGGCGTGACGGTAAGCACGGCCAGCAGCTCGATAACGATCTCAGCAGCCGGTGGTGGTGGCGGCTCCTACACGCTGCCGACTGCTACATCTTCCGTACTTGGCGGCGTCAAGGTCGGCTCGGGCCTCACGATCACAGACGGGGTGCTTGCGGCCACGGGTGGCGGCGGCGGCGGCTCCGCGAACATCGTCGAGGCGGCGACAGCGGCGGGCTTCCCGGCGACGGGGGCCAGCAGCACGCTGTACGTCAGCACCGATGCAAACCGCGCCTACAGGTGGGATACGTCTGGCGTCTACGTTGAAATCGGCCCGCAGTAACACGAGGAAATCATGCCACTCTCATTCCCATCATCGCCAACCGTCGGGCAGCAATCCACGCAGAACGGTCGCACCTACTCGTGGACGGGCTATGCGTGGGAGCTCGTGGCGGCGAGTGGTGGCGGAGGCCTCTCGTGGTCATCCGTGCCAGCATCCGCGACGGCGAGCGGGACGGCGGGGCAGATCAGCTACGACTCGTCTGGGTATTTCTACGTTTGCACGGCTCCGAATACGTGGGTACGTACAGCGTTGAGTACGTGGGACTCTGACGCCACTGCGTTCCTGACAGCGGCGGGCATCACGGACGCAACACAGTCAT